GTAATAGAAAAGAAGATAGATAAGTCAGAAAAAGCGGTAAAAGGTGAGTTTAAAGGCTTGCTTAAGGCTGATAAAAAGATCGATAAGCGCGTAGAAACTGCTGAAAGCAAGCTACGCAAGATGAAAAAGGGTTGCTAGTAATTAACATTATCGTACAACCAATTTGTGCCTTCTGATAGACTAAAATTTTACGAAGGTGAAGTATGGCAAGTCCTATGTCTAATTACTCTGATGATGCCCGTCAATTTATGAAGGAATTTAAGGCTAAGAATAAGAATTCTTACCTTGAAGATCATCAGGATATAGTCAAGGAGTTTGGAGAGAACTACGAGCGTGCTTACCAGCAGCTAAATACTTACTACGCCGAAGCCTATAGGGATCTGTCCTACTCTTTAGGCAATCAATGGTCGCTTGAAGAGATCGCTTATCTTAACAACCAGAGGCGTAGTTCCTTCACTTACAACATGATACGCCGCTTGGTAAACCTAGTAGAAGGTATCCAGCGTGACGGTCGCCTTGCCACTAAGATTAGCCCAGTCGAAGACTCCTCCGAAGAAACAGCAACGCTAATGACTGATGTAATGCAATACATTATGAATTCTGGAGGCGGTTATGACAAAATTTCCCAGGCATTCCGAGATAGCTTGGTTACGGGTATATCCTGGATCTGCCCTTACCTCGACTACCGAGGAGACCCAGTCAACGGAGATGTCAAATTCAATATTACTAATTGGAATGACAGTATCTGGGATCCCTTTTTCTTTGAGAAGGATATGTCCGACTGCTCATTCTGGGCACGCCGTAAATACCTAGACCGCTCTACAGTGATATCGTTACTACCTGATCAGGAAGAACGCATTCAAAATCTAGCCTATGGCAATCGTGATGATAAATTTACCTACATGAGTTTTGCCAGAAACTGGGGCATGCAGAAGCTGTTAAACTACACAGAATACTGGCGTAGAAAGTGGGAAGTGAGAGATGTACTTGTCGACATGGACTCTGGAGAAACTACAGAGTGGAAGGGACCTAAAGACCGACTACAATTCATACAAGCTATACATCCTAATCTCAAAATTATTCGCAAGCCTGTCCGCACTGTTGAGCTGGGTATTATTGTAGAAGGGGAGTTACTATACTATGGAAAAGATCCTTGGGGTTTGGACGATTATCCATGTGTTCCTATATTTGGCGGTGACTACTCTCCCACATATGACCTCTATACCTGGAAACTTCAGGGTATTGTACGTTACATTCGTGATCCTCAAACTGAGCTTAATAAGCGTATTAGCAGGCATGTTGACCTTCTGGATTCTCAACTTAACAGTGGTTGGATAGCCAAGACTGGTGCTGTAACAAATACCTCCTCCCTCTTCAAGTCGGGCAATGGACAGGTGGTGTTCATTCGCCCCGATGCGAATATGGAAGACGTACAACGTATTATGCCTCCAGATATCCCTCAAGGGCAAATGATGCTAACGGAGATGTTCAATGAGATCATACCAAACATACTCGGCATCAATCCTGAGATGCTTGGAATGCCCGAGAATGAAAAAGTCGAAACTGCTGCTATTCTGGCTAAAATGCGGCAGTCAGCCGGACTTATATCATTACGTGGTGTGTTTGATAACCTCGCTGAAAGTCAGAAGATCTTGGGCCAAAAGGTTATGAAGATGATGCAGGTGAACTACTCACCTGAGAAAGTCAAGCTTATTACCAAGAAAGATGTGACAGATGAGTTCTACTCCAAATCCTTCAGTCGCTATAACGTGACAGTAGAACAAGGTCTTTTAACCAATACACAGAAACAGACTGAGTTTATGCAGTTATTCACCATGAAGCAAGCGGGAATGCCAATCCCTGATAGCCTAATCGTGCAGAAGTCAGACCTACACTGCCGTAAAGAGCTTAATGAGATCCTCGATGCGCAAGCTAAGCAAGAGCAAGAGACAATGGAACGTCAAAACGCTATGCAAGAGCAGCAGCTTGAGACAACTACAGAGGGCATCCTTGCGAAAGCTAAGTCAGACCAAGCACTAGCTATGGAGCGAATGAATAAGATCCACCTAGATGAGGCTATATCTGCTGAGCGTATACAGCGTGCTGAGGAAGAGAGCACCGCTCAGCTACTCAACATGGCTAAGGTACTCAAAGAGCTAGAGGGAATGGATGTAACACACCTGATGGGCAAAGTAGAAGCGCTTAAGCATCTTCACTCTGTAGAGCAGGATCTACATCAAAGAGATATGGATCATGAGAATCTAGGCGTACAGCATCGAGAGCTTGACATGCAGCAGCAACAGATGGGTCATGATCAGATGATGGCTCAGCAGCAGATGGCTCAACCACAAGCCCGTGAATAACCGTCCATCCGCCACTAGTAATTTCTATTCTAGTGGCTGGGTCATATTTGGATGATTCGTAAAGTGGTTCAGTCATGAGGCGCCTCGGGAATTTCCGCCCAATGGGTGACCTTATTTTTTGGTTCTACCCACCATCCCATGTCATGCTCTTCTTCAAAGCGGTTATTAGATGAGTCATAATATAAATCCATGCGAATTGATTTTGCTTCATTAAGAGTCATATAAACCTTTTCACCAATAGTAGGAAGCCTCTCACTACATTTAATCCATTCAGTCATCTTTGTCTAGAAGCCTCCATTTTTCCCAATACACTATTGGGCCTTCTGTTAAACCAGATTTGAATTTCCACCAATTAAAAAACCAACCCACTCTATTTGCAATAAACTCTCTGCCAGCAGACGAAACTTTAACATATATATATCTTGGAGGTAGTTTATCTTTACAATTTATCCATTCAGTCATGTTAAACCTCTAGAGTTTTTGATTTCATATAAGAGTTTAACCATCGAATCGAATCTATTTGTTCATCAAAATACTTCACTACAAATGATTCTTCGCCTTTTAC